TAATTTACTCAGTCGTTTTCTGCTAGTGACCTGAAGTATTCCAAGTCCTCATCTTCTTCTACACTAGATGCAGCAGCAGATGCCTTCGGTGCAACAAAAGTATCTTCCGCCTTAGTTGATACTGGTGCAACACCATCCAAACCAAGAACCTTATCCAACTTTGCTTTCAACGCATCGTAAGACTTGAACTGACTTGGGTCAACAAACTCTTTGAGTGAGTATTCTTTCTTCCACAGTGCTTCCAACTTCTTGTCATCACCATCAAGTAACTCGGATGGTTTGTCAAACTCAGACTTGTCATAGTTGCGATAACCTTCGACTTGACGAATCTTGATCTTGAAGTTAGCACCTGCCCAAAAGTCAAAGGGATTGAGTGGTGTCTCATCGGCAAACTCTGGATTCATTGCTTCTGAGATTTTGTCAAAGATTTTCTTACCAAACTTATACAGTTTGATTTGACCTTCATTCTCTGGATGCTTTGGGTCAGACACGATGAGAATGTTTGCGATGTATGTCAAACGGCGTTTCTGCTTACGTGCGATTTCTTTGTTTGCTTCAATGCCTGAGTTCCACAGAATAGAGTTGTATTCTGATACAGGGTCTTTTTGATTGAGAGTGGTCAACGAGTTCTCGATATACCAACCACCTGGTCCTTGGAAACCATGATTCCAATAACGAACCCACGGTAATGCTTCGTCACCATCTGCTGCGGGTGCTGGCAGAAAACGAATCACTGCCATACCATTACCTGCTTTGTCTACTTCGGGTTGCCAGAAACGGTCATCATCTTTTGAACCTGCTTCTGCATTTGTTGATGTCGATTCGATTGCTTTAGTAAGTTTCTCGAATGAATTGCTGTTGCGTTTAAGTTTTGAAAAATCACTCATTTATTTACCTCGTATGTTAGTGTTTATGTGAATGTATTGCGTCTTATCCACTTCATCATTATATAATACTGCATACTGCTTGTCAATCTTTTTCTTGCAGTCTGCCGTATAATTATATAGGCAGTGCATTTAGTTCCTTCTTTAGTAATTCTTTATACTTTGTCACTTCAAAAGAAATGAACGGTGTATACTTCTTCATCCTCAAACTGAGATTCGGATAATGGATTGTATCCACTACCTTTCTATCCCACATCGGCAAGAAGTTCAATATAGCATTAAGTATACATCCAGTTTCCAATGAAATGTCACCATACAATATCATAGACAATAATACTGGATATCCATTGGATGGTACCTTCAATAACTCATCAGGGTTCTTATGATTCATTATTGGTGCAATATCATTGGTAAAAGTGTAGGTCAACGACTGTATTACCTTCTGTCTGTCACGATATACTACATCTGCATCATTCGTTAGTAAATATCCAATCCATACATCAGAATCACGCAGAAGATTAGCAATAATAAAATCTCTACCTTGTTCAGCATTCGAAAATCTCCGACTGAGTTTATAAAAGTGCCACTTATCCTTTCTATTCTCAAATGCCTCTACACTGGTTTTCGATTTACCATAATACTTGAAGTAATCGTATGATTCTTGTGTGAAGTGGAGTTTGAGTGAGGAGTATAAACAAAAAGCTTCATATCCTGTCATATGGGTAATCTATTACTTTTGCCTTTGATTAAATTATACTTCTCTGCTTGTTCCTGCATCTTAGACTTGAGATTTGGATTGACCAGTGTTGCAGCAACCTCGATCTCAAGTCCTGTTTCTTTGCAGTATTCGCAGATAGCTTCCAAATAGGTGTAGTCCGTATTGGCAACCATACCTTCGATTGCCAATGCGAACTTCATCATCTCATCTTTAGTGGGCATTATTTGAGAATGCCTCCACCACCACTAAGTGCCTTACCATATGGATACGTATACTGTCCAGAGTTCTCATTTATACCCACAGAACCAACAGTTACCTTTGCTCCACCAATAGTGCCTGGTGATGGAACTGTCCATCTTGAAAGGTCAGCAGATGTTAATGCTTGGATACCTTGTGTTGATAAAGTCCACGACTGAACTTGCTCTTGTGTCAATGGTGCCATCGTTGGAAACTGGTTTGGTGTCAATGATGCAAAGTCAGTAGTAGTCAAACGAGGCATCGATGCTGTAGTCAAACCACCAAATGGCCATCCATTGTTGGGGAAATGCTCCATCGAGAACTTATCTGCTGATTGTGCTTGTGTCATAGCATCTATGGTTTCTAACAAAATATCATCTGCATCTTTATCCCAACTTTGCAAATATTCTTCTTCATCATCATCATCCATATTTTGTGTCCAATCATCTTCTTCATGATGCAGTTCACCAACCTGACCTTCAACATCGTGACCAGATGCAATCAAAAAGTTTCGAAACTCTTGAAAGATTACATCCAAATCATAGTCGGGTTCAGCACCGAATGATACTGATATATGTTTACCATCATTGTCACTAAAACTAAAACTGTAGTTACTACGTTCATCACTGTGATATCCGCCAAGTTTATTCATAATATATTCTCCGATAAGTTATTTTTTAGAACCAGATGCTGCATATGCTACACAGATGGTATCATAATCACGTGCATACGAACAACGCACAGATAGTGGGTCAATACCTTTAGTGATAGCATTCTCAATGTTTGCTGCCATTAGTTTTCGGTCATTCAAATAATACATGCATGTCGAAGTTATGGCAGCTAATAGAACTACAGTCACTGAAAAGTTAGTCGCATAATGATACTGCGGTTTAGGATTCTCTACTGCTGTTTTACTGTCTGTCTTTGCGGTAACCAAAATCAAATCTCCTTATGTTTTACTCGGTTATAAAAAATGTGTCTTCCTACAACTGCCGTTGTTCTCATGTTACTCCAACCAGGATTAACGTAATCTGCATGATAAAATAAAGCACCTTTGGATGGGTCTTTCATTGTATCATGATGAACATAGAAATGCACTGCTCTATTCAATACATCATTATACAACGAATTCGACTCAGTTGTCAAGAGTTTTTTGGTTGACTTATAATTTGCTTTGGAATCACACCACCAGGAAAACTGGCAGACCTCGCCAATTCTTTGTTTGACAACACCACAATAGGTGTCAGGATACTTACCACTCTTCATGCGATGGTAGGTAACGAATGCGACAGCAATCTGCCCCTCAGCGGGTTCTTGTGCTGCCTCAAAATAAATGTTATGTGCCAAGCATTCAACTTGCTCCTTTGCTTCTGGACTCAACTGATGATATGTCACTTTGAGTTTTGTAGGGATTTTAGCCTCTGCCATTCCCTGTGTAAAAAATAAAATAAATGCAGTGAAAAATACACTGAGTAGTATCGTTAAAATACGCATTATTTCTCCTTGTTAGTTAGGAGAGTGCCGAAGCACTCTCGTTCCCGCTCAGGTAGACGATTTTTTCGTTGGTTTATCTACGGATTGAATATTCGAAACAAAACCGTTAAGCGTTTGTGCTTTGATTATGATATCGTTTTCTGTGGGATAAGGTGGCATCGGTGGGTGGTCTGGTATTACAACGCCGCCTTGTAGTTTAGCGACTTCGACCTTTATCTGCCAATCTTGGGATACTGCATCACGTTTGCCGAAATACTCCTCGACCAACATGTCTTTTGCCATTTTCAATAATTCGAGACGTATCTCGAAAGGTGTGAGATTACTCATAGTTACTCCTGTGTGTGTTATACTGGCGAATGTGTGTGTTGTGCCAGTATTCTTATTTAGTCTTTTTTTCCTTCGCCTGTTATACAATAACCGCCTTTGAACACATAAACATCGGAATCGACTCGTAATTGCTCATAAACTTCATTGTTAAAACACTTGTATGGGTCTTTATAATTCTGTGACCAATAGAATGCACCGTAACCAATACCTCCAAGAATCATCAGAATAGGAATATACTTCAGGAACTTTACAATTCCTGGCATCAAGTCTAATAGCTTCGGCAGTATTTCGAGCAGTGCTTTCAATCCCACAACCCTCTGTAATATTTACCAAACAAACGAAATCCATTATCCATTCGTTTGTATACTTTATTCATGCCTTCATAGTCACATTTATAGGTATGATTAGGTCCGTGTTCCATGCTGTAGAGTTTGGGTCTGCCATCTTCATACCATTCACATGGCACATGTATTATATCATGTTCACCCGAACTGTATGCATTTTCCCACGAATCATCAACGAAGTGTTCAAATGCAAAAATCATTTCATCCAGAACCCATTCCCACTGATTTTGTGCAATATCCCAAGAATCTTTTCTGTATTGTTCATGGTCATCGAATTCAAACTCTTTTTGAGGATTCCAATCCTCATGACCAACAACTCGTAGTTCTTCTGGAATATCATCAGGGTCAACAAATGGTGAACCGTGTTTTGTTGCTTTCAGTTGTTTCAACATCGGTAGAATAATATCTGCCAATGTGGAATCCATATTCCAAGTATCGTATTTGTCAATCTTCACATAGTTAATTTGTGGATGAACAAAGTCGAGAAACTTCTGCCATGCTATAGTAAAAGGATTGAGAACTTTGACAAGTTTCTTAATGATTGGTTCATCATAATCAATCTCACGCCAAAAGAAAATCTTCTCCAAAATAGTGTAAGGAGAAACCCAATGATTACGATAGTTCGATTTATAGATTTTCACTTATTTTTTAATATTAAGTTTACGCATAATAATTTGTTTTGGTAAGAAATTCCAACAATAGTAACTACTTGAAAAAGTTATCTTGCTATTATTTCTTCCATCAGGACTAATGAATTGCATTCGTTTATCAAACATCAAAATTTGCAAATCTTTATCCATAAACAATTGTTTTGGTGCAGAATCATTTAACCAAGTATTTGTCATAATCAACGCAAAGGGTTTATTGAAAGACAAAGCTCGTTCAAAATATTTTCGTTTATTTGTAAAAGGTGGATTAGAAATTATAATATCCCATTCTTTTGGTTCATAAGTAAAAAAATCTTTACCATCACCAAGATGCGAATAAACAACTTTATTTTTAACTGAAATTTGTTTTACGAATTCACTTTCCTGAGTATCGAACGGACACCAAATAATTTTTCCTTCAGGAATAAATTCCAAAATAGGTTCAACACCATAATCTGGTGTGTAACATTCATCATTATTACCTTCAGAATACATCAATTTCTTACTATCTAATTCGTTCACCATATTTCATTATCTCCCTTGTAGATACATTAGAACCCAATCGTGGGTCTTTAGATTTACTACGGTTAGAATGAAATTGTTTTTTAAGTTTGGGTATTAAAATTTTTAATATATCTTCACCCTTTAATTTCCAAACTTCAACAATATTCCCACCCTCAAATCGTGCAAAATAATGAAAAGCATATTTACCCAATTTTTCTTCTATAAGATATTTTTCTTGCTCCATCCAATTCGGAAAAACACTTATACCATTATATGCACCGTATATTTTTTCGGCAATAGTGCTTTTATATTCAACTAACAATCCATCTTTTTGAACGGCGTCAGCACCACTGTATGTTGATACTATCCTATGATCTAAAACATTAGCTAGGTAAATTTCTTTGGCACGTGCGTAGGAAAAGGGATCACCCCAATTATGTTTTTCGCATAGTTTATACATTTTTTAAAAACAAATCGGCAAACTCTTGCTCTGGACTCATTCGATCTCCATAATATAAAAGGTGGGAGTGATTTGGTAATAAGGACACTCCCGAAACCCCAAGTGAGTTACGCCGCTAAGCGATCCTCACCATAAAATGCGTCATTTGCATTTGTAGTTTTGCTTGATTAACGGTCATCGCCTACCGTGTTGCCTTCTCTACTATCTCACGCTGTCGAAGCCTTGTCATCCCCATCAAAAACATACTAATGGACATTGGTATGTGTGCCCAACCACAGATTTTATAGTATGTTTTTGGTGGAGATGGAGGGAATCGAACCCTCGTCCAGAATGCCTTCACTTTGAAGGAATTACAACAATTCTATCTTATGTAATTGCCAGTGACAACTACATAAATGAACAGACACCAACCAAATCGTAACGCTATATCAAACCATCGTTCGAAGTGGTCAAGTAACGTCTTCTGTGCTTTCTTCTCTTCCATTTTGTGCTCTCAATTCATTATCAAATTTATTCTTCATCATCGCATACCAACCCCACGAACCGAAAAAGGTTGTACCTGGATTCGGTCCGTTTTCTTTTAGGTATGCATCAAGTTTTTCTTTATATTCTTTTTCAGTCATATCATTTAGGAATTTTTGATGCTGTTGTGAATTTCGCAGAACCTTTACTTGTTCTACCCTTTTTTAACGGTCTATCAGACTTAGGTTTAGTCTCTGTCTGACTTGGCTCTTCAGGTCTGTTGAACTTTGTTACACCCAATGGTTCTGTTCTACCTTTACCTGGAAATCCTTTTTCATTTGTTCCATGTAACTTGGCAACTTTTGTGTTATGGTGAAATACTGAATCTTGGTTATAGTGCCTACCATGTTCTTTGACATCGTGCAGCAATTGTTTACCATGTTCATCACCTGCACCTTTAGCATGAACCATAATCGAC